AAACCGTATACAGCCACCGTCAGTCATGAAGAAATTAACGCGCTTACCTAAGGATGGGTCTGAAGGTTACTTTGAATGCCCGCTTTGTCACGAACTATTTGAGGATATGTTAGTTATGTTAGAACATAAGGGTTGGTGTGAATATGGTGACCACCAGTATGATGAGTGTGAGGGGATGGAATGAACCTAGACGGTTTTAAGAAAGTTGATAAAGCCTGGGGGCAAGAGATTTGGCTCGTTAATAACGAGCGGTATTGCGCTAAACTACTCTATATCAATGCTGGATGGCAGTGTTCACTCCACTATCATCCAATTAAGAAAGAGACATTTATTGTGGTAGATGGCGGTGTAGGTTTAGAAGTTATGGAAACCCACGGTAATTCGCACAATTTACAATTAATTGCCGGGGAAACTTATACCCTAGAACCTAAAGTAGCGCACCGTTTTTGGTCATATACAGACCAACCAGCTGTAGTATTAGAAATATCCTCCACCCATTCTGATGACGATGTAGTTCGCCTAGAAGAATCGAAACCATTATAATGATCGAACCCTATCTTACACAAGATATGTTGGACCGTCTTGTGCGACTACCTAAGTTGCAGCGTAAGATAGCTATGGCCCGTATTGCCCAAGAAGAATGGAACCGGTGTGCAGAAGATATCACGTACTGGTTAGACGACAAACGCCATCCAATACCCTACGTATATACTAAAGATCCGAAGGCAATGCATCGCTGCAACCTTTGCCCACCTTCGGCAGATGTACTAAACTTTGATAAACGTCAGATTCATATGCTTAGTACACATAAGATCCAGGTTAATGTTGGTGAGGATCTTAAGCAATACTTTACTGAGTTGGACACTATCCGCCGTTTTCCTATGATGGATTACATGCTTCCAATAATTGACGTATGGCAGCGGGAAAAGTTAATGGTTGTGGAGAAATCCCGTGATATGATGGCCACATGGCTTATCGTAACCCTTTATACGTGGGACACTATATTCCATAAAGGCCGTCAGAATATTATGCAGTCCGAGAATGCTACCAAGACACGTGATCTTGTGGACCGGGCGTATATATTGTACGCCAATCAACCAGAGTGGCTAAGACAAGTCCACCCCGCAACAATTGCTGAAGGAGGTAATCGTGCCGGAATCCTTAAAGTGCCCACACTGCAATCTGAGATTATTGGGTTCCCTGCCGGGGCAGATAAGATCCGCCAGTATCACCCATCAGGAGTTTTTAGCGATGAGGCGGCATTTAATCCAAATGCATCCGAATCTTTCGCAGCCATTAAGCCTGCTATCTCAGGTGGAGGAAGATATACTGCAATTTCTAGCGCCAATCCGGGGTGGTTTATGAGAATTTGTCGAGATACATTGGAACAGTAAATATGAAAAAACTATACAACTCAACGAATGAACGAGTAACTGCTTATTATAAGAAACGTAAGGGTCAAAACTTATGTTATACTTGTTGGAAAAATCCTCCATCTTTAGAAATTAATAAATTTGGTAAACCTGGGGGTCAGTGTAATGACTGCCGGACTAAACGGGCTACTAAATATAAAGAAGTCGGTAAACCTCTGAATCAAGACCGTAAAATTAAAGCATTTCTTAGGTATGGGGGTCTATACTGTGCATGTTGTGGAATTTCGCAAATTGAATTTCTAAGTTTAGACCATATTGACAATGATGGCGCTAAACAGCGAAAACTTATTGGGAAACGAGCAGCTAACTTCTATACATGGTTAGAACAAAATAATTATCCCGCTGGTTTACAAGTTCTTTGTATGAATTGTAATCTTGGTAAACAACTAAATAACGGAGTTTGTCCCCACGTAACCGAAAGGCAAGCTAGTGTTTAAACGATTATTGTGTATATTGATCGTGGCGTCGGCTATGGCCTTCGGCCAAGCCTCCACCACTCCCCCCACACCAGTCACTGAAACCGTCCAGATCCTACCTGATAATTTCGCGGGTGCTGGAGCCCTTTACAACCCTAAAGGATCTAGTAAGTATACGGGCTGGGCCACATATGCTCATATACTTGACCAGAAATCCGGTACCTACTTCTTCACCACAGAAGACGTGATTCCTCTTAAAAGTCCAGTCAGCCTCCAAACTAGTGCTCGTGTCGGTATTGGTACACTTATGAAGCAGTTTGGGCAGATACGTGTGTGGGGAATTGTGGATGGCGGTGGTGCTACGTCGGGTACACAAAGCGGCGGAGCCGCTTCTGGCCGTACATGCGTAACAATTCCTTGGCGTAAAACTGCTTATAGTGCTATTGGGTGTTACGGGGTAGTGGTTAGTAATATTGTCCCTGGTACACCTAAAGTGATAGAGTTGGGGTTTGGTAAGTCCTGGTAATGAGTCGAAAACCACGTTTCGATAACTATTATTTTCATCGTGAGCGTAACACTGACGAGATTGACTGGCTTCGTCCTAGTGCCTTCGGCACTATGACTCTTCGATCACCTGTCGTATTGATTAACGGAGCCTTTGACATTCTTCACGCCCCCCATATGCGTATGATATTCGCTGCTCGACACAAAGCAGGAACCCTTATCTGTGCTTTAGATAGCGATGAGAAAGTGGCCAAGGCAAAGGGACCAGAACGACCAATCTTATCATTTATTGAACGGGCCACCTGCCTTAACTATATGCCTATCGACCATATCGTAGAAATACGTAACGAGAAGGACATGCGAGATTTGATGGCTATAATTAAACCGGACCTTCGGGTGCAGGGAGCAGATTACCGGGATAAACCATCACGGTATACAGCTGAGAAAATGCTAGTACGGGAAGGGGCTATGCATACGACCGAATTGGTAGAACGGATTAAGGAGCGTTATGTCAAAGACACTGACCCACTCGCAGGCTAAGAAACTTCTAGCGAAGTGCCAGAAACGTCTCCGGCTAAGCGACTGGGATATTGATATTGAGGTTGTTCCGGCGAAGGGCTTAAAAACCTCTGGTGCTATTGCTGAATGCCAGTTTAGTGAGCAGGATATGGAAGCTCATGTTAGGATATTGAATCCTAAGGAAAACGTATATACAGGGCTAACTGCCCAACATATTGAGGCTTCCATTTATCATGAATTACTGCATATCCTTATCACTCCGAATCTTAGTAGGGATTGCCCAAATGTCCATGAGGAACAGTTAATCGAAAGGCTTGCCAAAGCACTGGTAGGTATATGAGTCCACTAGAAGCATTATGTAGTAGTATCGCCACAAGTGAGGGTTTCTTTGCGCCGCAGCAAGATCTTCCCAAAACTAATCATAATCCTGGTGACCTTCGGGCTAGTCCTCTAAACCGTTTTAAGGACAAGAACGGATTCGTAATCTTTCAATCAGATCAAGAGGGTATTGCAGCGTTGTATCACCAGGTTACGCTGATGGCCGTTCGGGGAATGACCCCGCGTCAGATCATAACGGTATGGGCACCCCCAAGTGCGCCCGATGGTGGCAATAACACAGATGCCTATATCGCTAGTGTAGCTCGATGGACAGGATTGGATATGGATAAACCATTATGGAACTCACTACAAGTACAGAACATGTACCTATACAAGCCGGGGACGTAATTGTCTTCCAAGGTGACCACTTCGTTTCGCGGGTTATTGCATACGCGAGTGATTGGCCTAGGTGCAAAATTAGCCATTGTGCTATTATGGCTGATATTGACAATAATCTTGCTGAAGCAACAACTCTTGATGGCGAAAACGGTGTGGCGATTGTTGGTTTACAGTACAAGTTGGATACCTATGAGGGCCATATGTGGCACCTTCCCTTACGTGCTGAAGCACGTAAACGGTTGCAACTAGATAAACTAGCTACGTTTGTGTGGAGTGAAGTTAGTCACCCATATAGCAAACTACAAGCGGTCCTGGCTCCCCTTCGGGTCGGCCAGGACCTTCATAACTGGGCAGATGATTGGTACTGTAGCAAGTTGGTGGCTAAAGCCCTTGTAGAAGGTAGTGTGTTGTCAGTTATGTTTGATGTGGCTATCACACCGAGCCAGCTTACGCGCCTTAACTGTTTTGGGCCTATGAGGCAACTTAAATAATGGGGAATGAAGCAGGCAAGGCCGTACACCGGCTTAAACCGTTGATGAAAGGTCGGGGTATTGACATCGGGTGTGGTCCATGCCCAGTGCAGGGTGCAGAGCCATGGGATCGTGAGCAGGGAGACGCTCAGTACATGACTGGGGTTCCCGACCTTTCATACGACTGGGTGTTTAGTGCCCATTGTCTAGAGCATATGAAAGACCCCCACACGGCTATACAAAACTGGTGGAGACTAGTTAAAGTAGGTGGGTACTTGATCGTATTAGTTCCAGATGAGGACCTATACGAGCAGAGTGTATGGCCTAGCAAGTTTAATAGTGACCATAAACGCACGTTCACATGTAGTAAGTACCGTTCCTGGAGTCCTGTTAGTGTAAACGTAGCCGATTTACTACGGTTTCTACCTGGTCACCACCTTATCTCCCTTACACTAGAGGATTCAGGTTATGACTACGAGCACACGGGGCGGGACCAGACAGTAGACGGGGCGGAGGCAGCCGTACAATTCATTGTAAAGAAAGAGGCTATACCCCTCTATGGGGGTACTGTAGAGTTTGACTTGGGAGGCATTAAAAGTGTCAGTTCCTGAAATCCTGCACCAATCTACTGGCCTCAAGATTGTCCGTAACCCTATCAATCAGTTCATTGTATGTACCCTCCACCATACGGCAGATCCTAATAAGCGTAGTGAAGAATGGCGACGAGAGGCCGCTGCTGGACTAACCCCAGAACAGGCTGCCCGTGAGTTAGACATTGATTACACGGCAGTTATGGGTGCCAAAGTGTTCCCAGAAATTACTAATTTCCGTACGTCTATCGTAGTAGAGGAAAAAGATTACCCATTCCTTGGGGATGCTAAGTACTATGGTGGTTTAGACTATGGCCTTCGTAACCCTTCCAGTTTCCACGTGTATGCCGTCGGAGATGGGATGGTGTACTCTATCTGGGAATTATTCAAGCCCTGCCATAACATTGCCGAGTTCTGTCAGGAGATGCGGGCGTGTCCGTACTTTAACAAGTTAAAGTGGATAGCCGCCGATCCGTCATTTTGGGCACCTAGGGCCGCCGATATTGGCGACCCAACCTCCCTTTACAAGTTATTCTGGCAGGCTGGGGTACGTAATCTCATTAAAGGTATTAATAATCAAGAAGATACGTGGCTTACTATGATGCGGGAGTACTGGGCTAGTGAAGACGCTACTTTCCGTATATTCGAACGGTGCTCGAACCAGATACGGGAGTTTGAGACAGCCATCTTTGTAAACCAGTCTGAACGCCAGCTCCTTACTACCGCATATAATGAGAAGGTTCAGGACAAGGATAACCATAGTCTGGATGACTGTAAGTATATGATGCTTAGTCTACCTAAATCTAGTGCGACTAGTACCGTTTGGGAAGACCCCCACCAGATCAACCGCTGGAGCCTTAGTACGGGTAATAACTACCGCCCAGCCCAAAGGACCCGAGCCGTGCAACCTAAGACAGGCGCTACAGAGGGTGTAACTAAGAGGGGATATCGGTAACCACCTGATATATATGGTATTATATACATAGATGCCCGTACAAAATAGTTATCATGATGCTACGCCCGTTGAGCTATTACATGGGAAACCCACTACCCAGCATAGTATTAGTTCCTCCCCGTCCAAAGAGGATGAGGCGGCTCGTACTTATGTATTGGCCTGGCGTGACAAACTAATCTACGAGCGGATCGAGAAACTCAATGTCTGGAACGAATGCTGGGCCGTATACCGTGGTCAGGAAGACTTCACTAATAAAGAAGACTGGCAAAGTAAGATATTTCTACCTAAATCTTGGAGTACCGTTAAAACTGCCGTAAGCACTGTTAAACGTCTCCTAAATTATGCTAAAAAGCCGTGGCGTGCCCAGCCTCTGAATCAGGACGACGCTATTTGGGAACTACGTGGTGAGAAGATGACGAACTTGTCCAAGTTCTTCTTGGATAAGGCTAACTTCCTTGAGGAGTTTAGTGTTGGTATGGAAACCGGGTTCATTATGGGCCTGGGTATATGGAAGTTTGGGTGGGATCTTAGTAACCGTAAACGTACACGAGTCATTACTAAGATGACTCCTATCCAAGGCAATCCAGCCTTAGTGTCGCCGTATGGAGCACCGCTTGGACAACCGCAAGGTGGTCCTCCTCAACCTGGTGCTGCTACAGAATTGCCTACGCAGTTAGCCGCTGGTGGAGCCCCAGCCCATCTTAACCAGCCGCCTATCGCTGAACAACAACCTCCACAGCGAATGAGTCCTGAGCAGATTGGGCAAAGCCGTGAGGAACTTATCCAGCAACAGAACGAGCAGTATCCTACACAATTGGGTGGGGAAGCGTTATTGCCACCGGGTGGTCTTAACTCTGGACTAGCTGGTATGCTTAGCGGTGCCCAACCATTACTAGTGCCCCAAAAACAAATCATTCAAGAAGAGGTACTTGAAGGTAACCTGACTGTTAATGCGGTTGACCCATACTACTTTTACTGGTTACCTGGGTCCAAGCTAAACGAATGGACTGGCACCATCGAGGAGATGGAAGTCCCAAAGTGGCAGTTGATGGAGATGGCCCTCAATGGTGCTTTCGACCCCAAGTTAGTCGAGGGTATCGGCGATATGCTGATTGACGAGTACCAACGTCAATCCTTCCTCCGATTTAATGAGATGCCTCGTGGGCCGGCTGGAATTAATAATGACACAGGTATCGTTAAACTAGTTGAGTTCTACGGCCCATTAGTAATTGACGGTAAAGTTATCGAGAAGAACGCCCATATCCTTATTGCCAACGACACATGGGTCCTAAAGAATGGTAAGAATGATAAGTGGTTCCAAAAGCCCCCGTACTGTGCTTTTAGTCCCCTTATGCTGCCATTCCGCACAGATGGTGTTGGGTTGGTAGAGAATGTACGAGCTATTGACCGGGCACTGAACCAGATCGTGAATCTTGGTGTTGATACATTGATGTTCCGGCTGATGCCCTTATTTGAGTATACCCCTGATGTCTATGAAAACCCAGAAGATCTTCGCAATGGAATTACACCGGGTAAGATCCTGCGCCGTAATAGCCTTGCTATGGGTAACGAGATGGGTATTAAACCTGTTGAGTTCAATGATGTTAGTCCTGGCGCTAGCCAAATTGCTGGTATCTTAGACCGTGCTCATCAGGAAGGGGGACTTGTCACTGAACTCCAGCAATCACTTCCCCGTTGGTCCGGTGCTCAGACAGCTACGGAGACAACGGCTATACAACAGAATCAAGATAGCTTTTTTGGGGCTTTGGCTGCGGATATTGAACAATATGCGTTAAGGCCAATGATTAAGATGGCT